ACCCAAGAACAACGTCGGCGGTTTGGCTTGTGTATCTCACTTCAAGTGGTGGAGCATTTTACGACCAACCTTGGGTCAATATCGCAATTTTCGGAAACTAAAAGGAAACATCATGGCACAAGTTATCATCTACACAAATACAAACGGCGGCGTATCTGTCTGTGTCCCTACAGGCGAATTGCCAATTGAACAGGTTTTAACAAAAGATTGCCCTGCTGGTGCGATCATTGTTGACGACAGCACATTACCACAAGGTAATGATGCGCAGTTTTTTGACTCTTGGGTTCTTAATGGTACAACAGTAACTGTTGATATAACCAAAGCAAAAGCACAGGCAACAAGCCAGCTTAATCAATTGGCTTATACGGAAGCACAGCATCGCATGGCAAAAGCTGGCGCTGGTCTTTCTAATGTTCTTTCTGATACTGACTGGGCTACTGCTCTTTCTACTGCGCGCTCTACTATTACAGCAGCAACAGACACAACTGGTTTAGTCAATGCTTTACAGCCTGTTCAAACAGCAATTGCCGCTAATGCACTATAAGGAAACAATATGAGTATTACTCTTGATGGCAGCAACGCAACAACAGGCGGTTTGATTAACGTTGGTACGGCTCAAAACAGTACCAGCGGTACATCTGTTTTGTTCACAGGTATACCTGCAACGGCAAAACGTATTACTGTGATGTTTAATGGCGTTAAAACAAGTGGAACATCAACCAAACAATTACAAATTGGTTCTGGTTCGCTTGTAACAACTGGATATACAACTAGCTATACTCAAGTTGGTTCCGCCGGAACTTCTGCTGGAAACTTATCTACGGGGTTTCCCATTGATCTTGCAGATACAACTATGACAAATTATGGTTCTCTTGTTTTAAATTCGTTTGGTAATAATATATGGATGTATACATCAATTATTGGTAGAGCTAACGAAGCATATACGACTTATGCTGCTGGCGCAGTAAGTTTATCTGGCGCATTAGATCGTGTGAATATTACAACTGTTAACGGAACTGATACGTTTACCGCAGGTTCAATCAATATATTGTGGGAATAGATTTATAGCATAAATAATAATAATAAAAAGGTAGAGAATGACACAGGCATATCAATTAAGTGATCTTGGACAACTACTGACAGTTGATACTGTCGGTAACAATATCACATTGGCTGCCAATAGTTTTGTTGTTGGTAATGCTTCTGTTAATGCTACTATTAACTCGACTGCTTTTACAGGTACAGCTAACAATACATCATATTTTGGTGGTGTTGCTGCTTCGTCATACGTTAATACGTCTGGCTCATATACTATTTCAGGCATTCATACGCATACGGCTAATTTAATTGTTAATGCGGTTTTATCTGTTAACAATGAAGTTGTTTCGGGTAATGGTTTCTATTCTAATTCTACGTTTGCTGGTGCACCTACATATGGCGATGGTATTGTTGTCGATTACGTCACAGGTAATGGGCGTATTTCAGTTGGATCTGCTGACGGCATTACTCTTTATACAAACGGGGTTGCTGGCGTTGCAATGGCTTCTGCAAATACCTCTGGTTTTTATATTGCCAATGGTGGGGTTAACGCTGCTTCTTTTAACGTTAGCACTTCTACAATTGCTAACTCAACGGGTGTATATACTGGAGTTGTCAATGCAACTTCTATAACCACTACAAACGCATATTTTTCTGGTTCTGCAAATATTGCTGGAAATTTGGTTGTTAGTGGAAACGTTGCTATCTCAGGCAATCTTACCATCTCAGGTAATACTGTTTCAATCGGCGCGAATAATCTTGCTGTTCTTGACTCTGTTATTTCTCTTCATACGCAAGCTAACTTAGCGCCATGGACAACTAATGATGGTCAAAATATCGGTGTTTCTTTTCACTATTATAATGGTGCTGATTCACAAGCATTGCTTGACTTAGATAATAGTAGTGGTCGTTTGATATGGTGGGCCAATTCAACAGATGCTATTTTAGGTAATCCATCAGGCACTGCGTTAGGTACTTTCCAAGCAAATACTCTTTGGGTTGGTACTAATACTGTTTATACTGTTGTTAATAGTACTGGCTTCAGTGGCACTGCAAATAATTCTTTATATCTTGGTGGTACTGCAGCTGCTAATTTTGTACAAAATTCTGGCGCGTATACTATTTCGGGTGTTCATACACATACTGCAAACGTAGTATTAGCAGGTTTAATAGCAAATGGAAGTATAGGTTCATCAGGTCAATATCTTACATCAAATGGTTCTAGTACATATTGGTCAGCAGGTTCTAGTTATACTTTTGGTACTGGATTAGTCAATAGCTCAGGTACAATAACCGTTGACTCTTCTTATATTGCTAAAATATCTGCTAACAATGCATCATATCTTGGTGGTGTTGCTGCTTCATCATACGCTTTACTTTCAGGTCCAACATTTACTGGTACAACAACAACTTCCGCCCTCACAGTAAATGGAGGATTTTATCAGGGTTCTGGATACGCGTACATAGGATATTATAATTCAGCTGGCGCTTATCCGAGTCCCGCAAATTCTTTAGGAATTGGTTCCAATTTCACTAATGGTAATTCTGAAATAAATCTTTGGAATACATATAACCCTTCAACCTATTCTTCCACTGGTTTTAGATTTATGCAACAATTAACATCAAGTACATATCGAGACTTGATGTTTTTAAGACAAGATGGGTATATAGGTTTTGGTACAATATCACCAATTAGACCAATTCATTTTAATAATGGAACAAATGTTTTTGAAATGAGTTGTTCAGGTTCCTCATCGTCGGGAACTTCCTATTTTAACATATCAGATTCATCAGGAAGCAATGGCGGCGGGTGGTCTTATATTATCAGAGGGCTTGCAAGCAGTGGCAGTGCTACTGTTAATCTTTCGGGTATGTCTATATATTCTAATTTGTTAACAGTTTATGGTGGTTTAATAACAAGCGGAACAGGTGGGTTTTTATCCTCACAATCTGGTCTCACCAACGAACCTGGTTCTGTAAGTGCAACGAATTGGTTTAGAACTTATGGTGCCACTGGACTTTATTGGGAAAGTTATGGAAGAGGTATTTCTCCGACCGATGGCTTTGTTAGCTATGGTAATTTGTGTGTTTATGGATCAGGTCTTAATGGTTGGCAAGGTATATCATTTACTACTGGCAATAATACCATTTTAATGGGTAATGGTAGTAGTTGGGGTGTTTATAATCCTTCCACTAGTGTGTGGATGATGATTAGCGATTATAGTGGTAACGTCACATTTAACGGTAACGTTGCAGCTTATTCAGATCTTAGATTAAAACAAAATGTGCAACCTATTGACAATATAACTCAACGTAGAAATACTCTTGCATTAAGCGCTATTAAATATGAAAGAGATGGACGTACAAGAATTGGTTACGGTGCTCAAACACTAAGAGACAATGGCTGTTCAGAATTTGTTATGGAACAAAATGACTCTTTAAAACTTGTTACTGGTTTGGGTACTCTTTCTGTTGATTATGGCGAAACATCAGCTATACTTGCAGTTGCATCTAAAAATACGGATGATAAAGTTGATGCTTTAGAACAACGTATTGCATATCTTGAATCTGTTATTAGCAATTTTTTGGGAGATAAAAAATGAACGTAGAAATTATAGCTCATGATACAGTTAATGGATTAGCAGAAATTAAATTTACTCATAACGGGGTTGTTCATCAGGATAAATATGATTTAATACATGTTATTCCTGGAACTTCAAAAACATTAAAAGATACTAACAAGGTTTTTGACAAAGATATGCAATTAAAAGTTATAGATACTTTAACTGCATTAATTCAGAATAATATTGAAAATGGTTCTCATAGTCCAAATTTAGTTGGAGTTAATGAACCACCTCAACCAAACAATAATACACAAAATATTGTTAATAGATAAAGTGTGGCTTACACTTACTTAACCACTCATGCCATGGACTAATACATAAAGGAGAACTTAGTAATGAATACAATAACTCTTGAATTGAACATTGATCAACTTAATATTGTTCTATATGCTTTAAGAAAATTACCTTTTGAAACAGTAGAACAAATTTTACCAGAAATCATTAGTCAAGCACAGAAACAGCTGCCAAATGGACCCCAACAGGCTAATTAAAAATGGCTATTAACTACGCTAGGGATATCTATAACGTTGCTCAGCATTACGCTGGTGAAGTTATGGATTATTACGGTTTCACATATCCAGCAGCTACGTCAATGTATAATCTAAATTATTTTAGAGGTAAACCAAGATACGTTGGTGGCTCTGGACCAGGTGGGCCTAGCCCTGGATATTTTTCTGGTGGGACTATAACTTTAAACGATTTTTATAATACAGACGGTAATTGTAATTGTAATTGTAATTGTGATTGCGCGTGTGCGTGTGATTGTGCTTGTAACTGTTAGGATATAATATGAAATTTGATATACTTTGCACTGAACCCGATAACGATAAAGTTAGAGTTAGAAAATTTGTTTATGATAACATGACTTCTGAGATATTTGATGAAAATCAAAATTTAATAGATGTTACCCAAGTATTTGAAAAAGCAATTAAAAAAGATTATAGTAAATTTAAAAAAGTAAAAACTGTATCTAAAGAAACACCACTCGGTAAAAGTGATATTAAGCTACTTAAAATTCAACTTGGACTTTCATGTAATTATGGCTGTGAATATTGTTCACAAAGATTTGTACCAACCGAAGATGAAACCTCTTCAAAACATGTAGATAAGTTTGTTAAAAATTTAGATCTTTGGATTAAAGAGCCTGTTGAATGGGTTGAATTTTGGGGCGGTGAACCACTCATTTATATTAAAACACTAAAGCCATTAGCTGAACAACTCAGAGAAAAATGGCCAGAAGTAAAATTTAAAATAATAACCAATGGCTCACTACTAAATAAAGAGTTGAACGAATGGTTAGAAAACATGGAATTTCATGTTGGTATTTCTCATGATGGGCCTGGGCAAGCTGTTCGTGGACCTGATCCATTAGAAGATAGAAAAACAAGACAAGCAATTTTAGATCTATTTTATAGATTAGTTGATAAGAATAGAATCAGTTTTAATTCTATGATTCATCGTGAAAATATGGACCGTAAAAAAATTCAAGAATTCTTTGAAAATCTTTTAGGCGGTCAATATGTACGTATAGGTGAGGGTGGGTTTATTGACGCTTATGATGAAGGTGGATTATCAAATGCTCTTCAAAATAGAGATGAGCATTTAGCATTTCGCCGTATTACTATGCAGCAACTTAGAGAAGGTGAAATTCAAAAATTCAATATAACTCGTCAAAGATTGTTCGAATGGCTTGAAACTTTTGCCTTTCATAGACCCGCAGATATTATTGGTCAAAAATGTGGTATGGATAACGAACACACAATAGCAGTTGACCTTAGAGGAAATGTTCTTACTTGTCAAAATGTTTCCGCTATTTCAACTGCTCCAAATGGAAAACCTCATAGAATAGGTCATGTTTCAAAGCTTGATGATGTTAAACTAAATACATCAACACACTGGTCTTTTAGAAAAGAATGCATGGGTTGCCCAGTCCTTCAAGGTTGTAAGGGAGCGTGCATGTTTCTTGAAGATAAATTATTTAAAGTATCTTGTGATAATGCTTATTCTGATCACCTGCCGTTTTTTGCTGGCGCGTTTGAAATGGCTACGGGATGTATGCCTTTCGGTATTATAGCTCATGATAAATCTTTACCAGATGATAGATCAGACTTATGGGGACCATTAGATTACGAAGTTAAATTACCAGAAACAAGAGTAGCATATGAAAAGAATCTCGAGTCAGGCGATACAGTTTACTAAAGTATTACCTAGTATTCTTGTTGAACAGGACTGTGTAACTATTCATGGGCTGCTTTTAACAAGAACACTAAACGAAAGAGACGTTATTCTTAATGCTGGTGAAGTTCTTGACTTATTAAATTCAAGAGCACCTCTTGACGTAAATAATTTAGAACAAAACAGTTTTTTAAACCACGATCAGGCTATATACGGTGGTAGCGGTAAAGTATTCTTATATAGAGATTTTCCAGGCGTAAAAGCTGATTGGCTTGATAATACTGGTTCTTATGTTAGGTTTATGAGCAGTAAAACTTTACCTTTTTCTAGCCCACAATATTATCCAATGCGTCAATTGTCATTAGGTATTTCAGAATCTGGTTACCCTAATAACATGGTTTTACGTAATGAAATAGTTAATTCAAATGATGCTATACCACAGGTTATGCTTAAAGTTCCTTATTTTAAAAACAATAATAATTTTATAACTGACTTCACTCAAACCAACATAACAATTATTTACGGTTTAGGTGGCTATTGGTGCAATTTAGATGGGTTTACAGAAATGCAACCAACAGATTTTATAAGTTCTGGCGCTTTAAGTAGAAATATTAAAGACCCAAATATACTAAAATTATTCGGAGTAAGTTAAATGGCAGATGCTAATACTTCAGCTAATACACCAGCAAATTTAGATTCAATCAATTTCACTTGGAACATTACAAATTTATCCTATGCACCTCAAAGTAATGGGCAGAATAATGTTGTAAATGCTGTTTGGTGGACGCTAAAAGGAGTAGATGCTAATACTAACGCTAATTCTTTTATTGCGGGTATTGCCCCTATAGCATATGATGCAAATAGTACCTTTACTGCATATTCAGATTTGACACAAAATACCGTTATAACATGGGTCACTGAAGCTTATGGCAATACGTACGTAGATGATATGAAAACAAAACTTGGTTGGAGAATATTTTATAAAAACGCAAATAGCGCTGTTACTGTTGCAACTCCTCCATGGGTTGACCCTTCTAATGCATATTCTGGCCCTTGGCCTCCAACAAATGTATAAATAATAAAAAAATAGAGGAAGTTATGACTGCACTGAGAACAGGAATTAGTTATCAAATTGTTAATACATTTACAACATCTACCAATGGGTTTGATGAAAATAGAGCACAGGTAGAATTGACATATCTTGATACAGAATCAAATTCTTCAATTATTATTGCTACATTAAATCTTAGTTTAGGTTCTGCAGAAGCTAATGATTCATCAATCATGCACCTTCTTTCAACTTCAGTTCCACAGTATTTTGTATAGAGGGAATTATGGCATTTAAGATAGGTAGTACAACAGTTATTGATGGTAGTGGAAATCACATAAGTACTCAGCAAAACGGTTCTTATGCATTACCTACAGGGTTTTTTAATTCGGCTTCTGTTGATCTCGGTAATCTTATTAGATATACAACGTATACTGATGATTTAGCAGCAAACTGTCGTGGTTATCTCCCAAGTGGGAATTGTTATGGTAATCCTCATTGGAATCCACCTAATGGTAGTTGGTGGACTTGGGGTGTTGGTGTTAATTGTCTTTGCTCTAATGATGTAGGTTACGATTTTGGAGGTGGCCAAACAAACTGTAATTTTTATAATATTGCAGTTAATTTAGTTTATGATGGATATTATGAACTCTATAATCGTATTAGAGGATCAGAACAACATCGTAACTATAGTAACTGTAATTGTGCGTCAGATTATGGTTCATTTAATAACTGTAATTGTAACTGTGCTTGCAACTGTAATTGCAACTGCTGAGAAAATAAATGCAAATATACGTATCATATAATAAAATAGCCAATCGTTATTATTCATTTGATCTAGCAAATACTAGTCTCAAAATTACAAGAAGTATGAGACCAAACGGAAATACTAGTGCAAATGCTATGATTTCTGATCCTGAAACATTTGATCTTCAACAAATAATTAATAATTATTCAGTAGATCACGGTTGTATTGCATTAATTGATACTGCTGATAAACAATATCATTGGATAGAAACAACCCATCTTACAGCCCAATATAGAGCACCATACGGGAAAACATATTCATCTTTATATGTTGGTAATAATGCGGTTGATGATACTGCTAATACTGTTGGCAATAATAATTATGCCTCACCTTTCTGGGCACTGAGACAGATAAATGGACTTAATGATTTTAGACCCATTATGTATCTTCTTACCCCTTCTGAGAATTGTTCTTTAGATGATACTGTTTTAATTTATAAAGATGCTACTGATGAAACAGATCATTCCATATTAACAGTTAATGGTTTACAACAATCAAATGCAACTCTTGCACAGGTACAATCTGTAAAAACATTCTTAAATGGTTGGAATCCTGTTAATTTTACATTTACTAATTCAACTGCCTTTGTTGTTGGTGCAAATACAACCGGTAACATTTATTTAAATTCATCCGCCGGTATTCTCAATAGAACAGTTGCTAAAAGCGGTCAAACAGTGGTTATAAATACTAGCGGTCTTACAACCGGTGAACAGATTACTGTAAAAGCCGGTTATAAGTATTATCCTAATATTTCAAATACGGTGATAACTGTCTAATGATTAAATCCTTATGGAGTACGAATGTTCTACATGATCACCGTGCTATTGAGGTTACTGATGAGGTCTTGCAAGATCTTATAGCCATTGGGAATGAATATGAAAAATACCATCCGGAAGCTCATGTTCCGGTTGCAATGCGTAATTCTGCAGAAACATCATATAATTTATTAGCAGATAACAGACCTTCATGTCAGTTATATAAGTTAATGCTTAAGCAAAGAATGATTGAATTAGCTAAAGCAGAAGGATTTCATGATCCTGAAAATATAAGATTTGAAGCGGTTACAAATATGCGGCGCTTTGGTCCTATGGAATATGCTAAACCACATAATCATCGTTCTGTTGATTATGTAGCAGTTCTTTTTCTTCAGGTCGGTATAACAGATTATGATATAGATGTACATCAAAAAATGGCCGGTAATAGATTACATCTTTTAGATCCAATGCCAATGCGTAATCGTTGGCTTAATCATAATATGTTGCATCCAATAAGTCCAAAGCCGGGGTCATTTATAATTCATCCGGCAAGTCTTTTTCACACTACTGAACTTAATCTTTCTGATATAGATCTAATAGCATTAGTATCAAATATAAAAATTGTAGATAATGTTAGAAATTATGTGGAGCTATAATGGCAAAATTTAAAGTATTCGCAAAACACCCAGATACAAAACAAGAACATATTTTGTTTTATGATAATATGTCATCAGTTCTTACATGGGACAATGGTAATGAAATTTATAATGAGGATATAAGAAAATCCAAACAAGATAATTGGAAAATAGCTGATATAACCACACCTGCTAATCCACTTGGTAAAACTAGTAAGATTAAAACATTAAAGATACAACTTGGTCTTTCATGCAATTATTCCTGTGATTATTGTTCTCAGAGATTTGTACCGCATGCAGATGAAACAAGTGCTAAAAATGTTAATAAGTTTGTTTCAAATTTAGATCTTTGGCTTGAAGGTGAACCAAAGCGTATTGAATTCTGGGGTGGTGAACCTCTTGTGTATATTAAAACAATTCGGCCTCTTGCTGAAAAGTTAAGAATTAAGTATCCAAATGCACAATTTATTATGGTTACAAATGGTTCATTATTAAACCCAGAGTTAAATGAATGGCTTGATACTATGGGCTTTAATATTGGTTTATCGCACGATGGCCCAGGTCAACCATTACGAGGACCTGACCCACTAGAAGATTTGGAACAAAAGGCAAATATAGCAGATCTTTTCCACCGTCTTATTCCACAAGGTCGTATAAGTTTTAATACTATGATCAACCGTGAAAATATGGATCGTGCTGCAATACAAAGATATTTTAGAAAGTTTTTTGATTCCATTGGAATTACCAATTTTTCTATCGGTGAGGGTGGTGTCATTGATCCTTATGATGAAGGTGGACTTGCACATAGTTTTCATAGTCGAGAAGAACATTTAGGGTATCGTCGTCTAACATTAAGTCAGACACGACAAAAGAAAAATCTCACCTTTGGTGTTGTGAATACAAGAATTAATGAATATATTACCAGCATATCGCTTAACCGCCCTGCTTCATCACTAGGTCAGAAGTGTGGTATGGATGAAATTGATACAATAGCAGTTGATCTTCGTGGTAATGTATTAACATGTCAGAATGTATCTGCTGTTTCAACTGCACCTAATGGTAAACAACATATGATTGGTCATGTATCAAATCTTGATAAAGTAAAATTAAAAACATCAACTCATTGGTCTGCTCGTAAAGAATGTGTTGATTGTCCCGTTCTTCAATCCTGTAAAGGTGCTTGTATGTATCTTGAAGGTAAATTATGGGATGCAGCATGTAACAATGCATATACAGACCACATTCCATTTTGGGCTACAGCAATAGAACAAATGACTGGGTATCTTCCTTATTATATTGAGAATGAAAACTTACCGGAAGATCGTAAGAATATATGGGGTAATCCAACTGATAAAGCAATTATCCCAGAAACTAGAACAAAAGTAACTGAATTGAAAGGATCCTTACAATGAGAAAAGAAGATTTTCGCCTTACCTTAACTTTAGATGTTAATCAGGCAAATGATCTATATGTTCTATTAGCTTCTTTACCCTATAATCAGGTTCAATTTCTAATGGAAGAAATAAGAAAACAATTTGATAAACAAATGATTCCTCCAGAAGATTTTGAATCAGATAAGCCAGAGACAGATTTCCCATTATAAATAAAAGAAACAATAACCATAGGGGATAGTGAACCGTGGCATATTCCAATTTTGTAGTCAAAAATACACTTGTAGTAAATACTTCTTTTACAGTAAATTCCACTTCATTATCATATAGTGGTAATAACTCTTTCAGCGGTATAACACTTTTTACTGGTAATACAGTATACAGCAATAACGTAATATTTAATGCTGGTGCTAACGTATATGCTAATGGCTCTCTTGGTGCTGCAGGTCAAGCTCTGGTATCGAATGGATCTTCTGTTTATTGGGGAACTGTTGTTGCTGGTTCAAATACTCAAGTTCAATTTAATAACAGTGGCCAACCAGCTGGTGCTGCTGGATTAACCTTTAATAATACTACCAATTCGGTATCTATTTCAAATGCTTTATCGGTTGGTGGCGGCACTACTATTTCTGGTAATGCTAATATCTCAGGTATAGTCAACATTACCGGTGGTGGTGGGTTTCAAGCATTATCACTTTATAGTGGTGGTGATATATGGCTCTATAGTGCTGGTAATACGAATTCAGCACAAATATATTGTGATAATGCAAATGAAATAAGAACAAACGGTAATAGTTGGGTTGCTGGTTCATTACTTGTTGTTGGTGATGTTATAACCAATTATTCTGATGACCGTCTTAAAGATAAAGTTAGTTCAATTCCTAATGCTCTTGATAAGATTAAAGCATTGGATGGTTTCTATTATATTCCAAATAAAACAGCAATTAATCTTGGTATTGAACAAAATCAACTCCAAAAGGTTGGTGTGTCTGCTCAACAAGTTCAAGCTGTATTACCAGAGGTTATTAAGAATTCACCTTATGGTAATGGTTATCTTACAGTACAATATGAAAAACTTGTTCCACTTCTCATTGAAGCTATTAAAGAACTTACCGCTAAAGTAGAAAAGCTTGGAGGTTAATTATGGCTTGGATCAACAACCGAGACGAGTTTAAAGCATATTGCCTTCGTAAACTTGGTGCACCAGTTATTGAGATCAATGTTGATGAGGATCAAGTAGAAGACCGTGTAACAGAAGCACTTAATTTCTATTGGGACTATCACTTTGATGGTGCCGATAGAGTTTTTTACAAATATCAAATAACTCAAGTAGATATTAATAATCGTTTCATTACAATGCCAGATAACATTCGTGGTGTTGTAAATATCTTTCCAATTGGAGAAGGTCTGAATACAAATAATCTATTCAACATTCGTTATCAGATTGCTTTGAATGATTTGTATACATTAACTTCTGTGTCGATGGTCCCTTATTATATGGCTCTTCAACATGTTCAATTCTTGGAAATGATGCTTGTTGGTCAACAACCATTTCGTTATAATCGTATAATCAATAAAATGTATATTGATATGGATTGGTCGCTAGTGTCCATCGGTGATTATCTTATTATTGAAGCATATCAAGTTATTGATCCTGAAGTTTATACAAAGGGTTATAATGAACGCTTGCTTCAGAATTATGCTACAGTATTGATTAAGGAACAGTGGGGATCAAATCTTACAAAGTTCTCTGGCATGCAATTGCCAGGTGGTGTTACTTTTAATGGTGATAAAATCTATACTGATGCTGTTACTGAAAGAGAAAAATTAGAAAAACAAATCTATGATAGTTCATTACCAATTGCGGATATGATAGGTTAATGGCTACTTCTTTTTACTTCAATAACTACAAAAACTCTGGTGAACAAGATTTGCTGGAAGATTTGGTTGTTGAGTCAATCAAGATTTACGGGGAAGATATGTATTATATCACTCGTAATATTAATAATCTTGATACATTATATACGGCTGATGATCAATCATCCTATACACTAGCTTATCTCTGTGAATTTTATATTAAGTCAGTTGATGGTTTTTCTGGCGATGGTAATTTTATGTCTAAGTTTGGACTTGAGATTCGTGATCAAGTTGTATTCTCTATAGCACAAAGAACATTTAATCGTGAGATTGGTGCTTATACAACTCTTGTAAGACCAAACGAAGGTGATCTTATCTATTTCCCGCTGAACAATAAATGCTTTCAAATCAAGTTTGTTAACAAATTTGAGATGTTCTATCAATTAGGGGCACTTCAAACTTGGGAAATGACTTGTGAGTTATTTGAATACAGTGATGAAGTATTTAATACTGGTATCCCAGAAATTGATCGTATTCAGCTCAATTACAGCACTAACATTCTTGATTACACAATTATGGATGAAACAGGCGCTCCATTGCTTGATGAAGATGGCAACTATATTGAAATGGAACAATATAGTCTTGATGCAATTGAAGGTACTGGTACTAATTCTACAATAGCTAATAATTCATCAAGCTTTATTGATTGGTCTGTACAGGATCCATTTAGTGAAGGACAGATCTAATGTTTGGCCAGCAATTTTACTTCCAAACAATTCGTAAATATGTATCTCTTTTTGGAACTCTTTTTGATGATATTATCATTGAAAGAACAGATAGTGCTGGGAACTTGACTGCTGTTATTAAAGTGCCTATTACATATGCACCAAAAGAAAAGATGTTAGCACGTACACAACAAGATCCTAATATTGATCGCCCAACTGCTACTATGACAATGCCCTTTATGTCATTTGAAATGACTGATGTTCGTTATGATGGCTCTAGAAAACTAAAAACTATAACACGTTCGGCTAATGTTTTAGCTAATTCCCCAAATACTTTACAGTATCAATATAATCCAGTCCCTTACAACTTTGGATTTAGACTTTATATCTTAGTGAAGAATGCTGAGGACGGAACTAAGATTGTTGAGCAAATACTTCCTTATTTTACACCAGATTTTACTGTTACACTTGAACTTATTCCGCAAATGAATGAATTAAAGGATATACCAGTAGTTCTGAACAGTATTACACAGGAAGATACATATACTGGTAACTTTACAGAACGTCAAGCTCTTATTTGGACACTTGACTTTACAATCAAAGGTTATCTGTATGGCCCAGTAATGAATAATGGTGTGATTAAGTTTGTTTTTGCAAATTACTATACACCAGAAGTTCCAGATGGTCAATTAAGTACTGCTGTTGGTAATACAGCAATAATCTCTCAAACAATTGATCAACCAGGCTTAACTGCTAATGGTCAACCTACTTCAAATGCAGCTGCTTCAATTCCTGTATCACAGATACAAATAACTGATGACTATGGTTTTGTTATAACAAAGACTGATTTTACAAATGACGGATAATAATTCAAGTAATACAGTATACTCATCTCTGGGTTTAAACCCTATTTCTACTAACAATGCAGTCAAAAGTATTGTAGCAAAAGCACACGATGACTCTGCTAAAAATGACTTTGAAATGGCTCGTTCAAATATTCACGAAGTCATTCAAAATGGTGTATTTGCAATGGAGAAACTATCACAGATAGCCGATGCATCACAACACCCTAGAGCATTTGAGGTCCTTGCAAAATTAATGGATACAATGCTTCAAGCCAATAAAGACTTACTTGATTTACAAAAGACTATTCGTGAGATAGATTCAAAAGATGAACCTATTAATAATGAAGCAAAGAGTGTCACTAACAATCTATTTGTTGGATCTACAGCTGAACTTCAAAAAGCTATAGAAAGTATGAAGAATGGCCCAGGAAATTCTTAAAGGTTATAATGGTAATGCTCTCCTTAAGAGAACAAGCCAAAATATAGAATGGACTGAGGAACTTGTAGCCGAATATGTTAAATGTTCTCAGGATGTAGTTTACTTTACTGAAACCTACATGAAGATTATCAGTATTGATAAAGGTTTGATAAACTTTAAACTATGGAAAGAACAAAAAGAAATGTTGAAGTCGATGGCGGACAATCGCTTCACCATCATTGCTACAGCTCGTCAGGTCGGTAAGTCAACCACAACTTGTGCTTTCATACTGTGGTACATTATCTTTCATGCTGATAAAACCGTTGCTCTTCTGGCCAATAAAGGTGATACGGCCCGTGAAATTATGGGTCGTATTCAACTAGGCTATCAGTATCTTCCAGCATGGTTACAACAAGGTGTGAAAGAATGGAATAAAGGATCTATGGTCCTTGAAAATAATTCCCGTGTTCTAGCAGCCGCTACTTCATCTGATAACATTCGTGGTTATTCTATTAATCTATTGTTCATTGATGAGGCTGCATTTATTGAGAATTGGGACACATTCTTCACCTCAGTTTATCCTACCATTTCATCTGGTAAAGAATCCAAGATTATTCTAGTATCTACACCTAATGGACTTAATCACTTCTATGCTCTATGGACTAATGCTCTGGAAAAGAGGAATGGCTATAATGCTATTAAGATTCTATGGAATCAAGTTCCAGGCCGTGATGAGGATTGGAAACAACAAACACTAGCTTCTATGAACTTTGATCAAGAGAAGTTTGAGCAGGAGTATTGTGTTGAGTTTATGGGGTCATCCGGAACACTTATTTCCGGTTGGAAACTTAAAGAACTTATTCATCAGATTCCATTGCAATCTAAGGATGGGTTAAACCAATATGTAGTACCAGAACCTAATCACATCTATACTCTGGTAGCTGACGTATCTCGTGGTAAGGGACTTGATTATTCTGCTTTCTCTGTGATCGATGTCACAACAATGCCCTATAAACAAGTGTGTGTTTATAGAAATAATATGATTACTCCTATTGACTATGCTGATGTTATCTTTAGAATAGCAAGAACATATAATAATGCTGCAGTATTAGTTGAGATTAACGACATTGGTGAGCAGGTAGGTCATGCACTACACTATGATTTTGAATACGACAGTGTTCTTATGACTGAAAATGCCGGTCGAGCAGGTAAAAGAATCAGTTCGGGTTTTAATTCGGGCAATATAGATAGAGGTATTCGTACAACCAAACCAGTAAAAGCAAGTGGTTGTTCTATCCTTAAACTGCTAATAGAACAGAATCAGCTTATCATAAATGACTTCCATACGATTGAAGAATTATCAACTTTCTCTCGTAAAAAACAAAGCTATGAGGCGGAAGAAGGTAAACATGACGACCTAGTTATGCCGTTAGTTCTTTTTGCTTGGTTGTCAGATCAGCAATATTTTAAGGATTATACGAACATAAATACTCTCATAAAACTCCGAGAAAAATCTGAAGAAGATATAATGAATGACCTGTTACCATTCGGATTCATTAATGATGGCAGAAATGACCTCGTAGAAGACCTAGATTTACCTTCTACTTGGAACTGGATGTATGGAGTAGAAAACGATAACTTATAAATAATTACTACAAAATCAGAAGCCTTTCCATGGGAGGAGAATCCAAATGCCAACTCAATTAAGTCCAGGCGTGAATGTTACAGAAATAGATCTAACAACTATTGTGCCTGCTGTTGCCACTTCTACTGGCGCTATTGCAGGTATCTTTAATTGGGGTCCACTTAATACACGTGTTCTTGTTGACTCAGAAACAACACTTGTTAATACATTCGGTAAGCCAAATTCAAATAATGCCGAAACATTTTTTACAGCTGCTAACTTTCTGGGCTATACAAATGCTCTATGGGTAGTTCGTGCGGCTAATACAACATCAGCAAATACGGCACAGGCTGCTAAGAATGCTTATGCAAACGTTGGCACAGTTTCAAATTCTGCTGTGGTTGCAAATACAGTGGATTTTCAATCAAAACAAGGTTTGTTTGATAACGACATTCTTTACATTGCTAAATACCCAGGTGGTACATACGGTAATTCACTCCGTATTTCCATTTGTGATAGCGTAAATGCATTCTCTTCAAACGTAAGTCTTGTTGCTAATTCTGATACATCAGCAACTATTACAACAAATATTGGTTCAAATTCAGTTACAATTACAGTTACTTCTGTTGCTGCAAACGTACTTTCTACAAATGCTTTTGCTTTTGCACTTGCTAATAGTTTTGTTGTTGGTGATCAATTAGCTCTTGGTAATACATCAATTGGTTTTCAATATCCTTCTATCTCTGCTATTAGCGGAATGTCAGTAGTTGGTACAAATACATCATTTACAATCTCAACATATGATCCATATCGTCTTGGGACTCAGTTCATTGCCAATAGCACTGTTAACCCATCGGTAACACGTCGTTGGGAATTCTTTAATGCTGTAGGTTCTGCACCTATTACATCTCAATATAATGCTCAGTTTGGTAATTCGGCTGCAGTTGATACAATGCATATTGTTGTTCAAGACGAAAATGGCATCTTCTCAGGTCAGCCAGGAACAATTCTAGAAACATTCCTTAATGTTTCTCGTGCAACTGATGGTAAGAATACAGATGGTACTGTTAATTATTATCAAACAGTTATCAATAATGATTCAAACTATACTTGGGTTGCAAATGATCGCTCTGGTGCGGCATCTGCTCCTGCAGCTACAATTGCTTCATCGACAAACCAATTACCACTTTCTATTTCATACGTAAATGGTCAAGATGGTTATTCAGAAGCAACTGTACCACTTTCAACAATTTCTTCTGGTTATAACTACTTTACATCCGCTGAGGATGTTGATATTTCATTGGTTCTTCAAGGTAAGCCAATTGCTGGTTCAACTGCTTCTCAAGGCTTTACTGTAGCAAACTTCCAACTTGCTAACTGGATAATTGATAATATCTGCGCAGTTCGTAAAGATTGCGTTGCCTTTATTACACCAGATGACGGCATTGTGACAGGCAATCAAGGTAACCAAGCTGCAGCTGTTGTGGCATGGAGAGATATTCTTCATGATTCTTCATACACTGTTCTTGACTCTGGTTACAAATATCAATATGACCGCTATAATGACATCAATCGTTATCTGCCTACAAATGGCGATATCGCTGGTCTCTGCGCTCGTACTGACAATCAACGTGATCCATGGTGGTCACCAGCTGGTTTCAATCGTGGTCAAATCAATAACGTGATTCAGATGCGTTGGAATCCAAAACAAGCTTCTCGCGATCTGCTTTATAGCAACGGTATCAACCCTGTTATCTCAATCCCAGGTCAAGGTACAATTCTTTATGGTGATAAGACACTTCAGTCAAAACCATCAGCATTTGATCGTATCAATGTTCGTCGCTTGTTTATTGTTCTTGAAAAAGCTATTTCAAGAGCTGCTAAGTACTCATTGTTTGAATTCAATGATGCATTTACACAAGCTCAATTTAAGAACTTGGTAACACCTTATCTTCGTCAAATCCAAGGTCGTCGTGGTATTACAGACTTCTTGGTTGTATGTGATAGCACAAACAACACTCCACAGGTTATTGATTCTAACCAATTTGTTGGTGATATCTACATTAAACCAGCTCGTTCAATTAACTTCATTCAGTTGAACTTTGTGGCTGTTGGAACTGGTGTTCAATTCTCTGAAATTGTTGGTAAGTTCTAATAAATAGATCAGGATTACAAGGAGAATAATAAATGTCAGGTTTCAATATTAGTAGCTTCAAACAACAGGGCCTTATCTATGGTGGGGCCCGTCCTTCCCAGTTTGAAGTTTATCTTTCAATCCCAACATTTGTTGCAGCGGATACTGGTTCAGATACTAAATTTCGCTTTACATGTCAGGCAGCTCAACTACCTGCAGCAACACTTGGAACAATTGAAGTAGGTTACTTTGGTCGTAGAATTAAATTAGCAGGTGATCGTACATTTGCTGATTGGACTGTAACAGTTCTCAACGACGAGGATTTCCTAGTTCGTGCTATGTTCGAAAAGTGGTCAAATGCATTGAATAAGTTGGAAGCTAACCAACGTCAATCATATGCAACAGAAAATGATTACAAAGCCACATTGAATGTTATTCAATATTCAAAGGATGGTAATGTCATTCGTTCATATGATATGATTGGTGCTTATCCATCAGTTGTTGATGCAATTAACTTAAATTGGGATCAACAAAGCCAAATTGAAACATTTGGTGTAACATTTGCTTACGATTACTGGTTACCAACACCAGGCACAGAGCTTAATAACTCGTATGTAGCTGATGCAACAACACCAATTGGTCTATAATATATAATGATGGCCTCTTAAAATAGATTATTATACTAGAGAGGGGCTGAGTAGTCTTAGCTCCTCTTTTATTTGAAAGGAAAAAAATGGCTGAGTTGTTTGGATGGGAATTTAAGCGCAAGGCGCAGCAAGATCCGGTTGTTTCATTTGCTCCCAAGGAAACAGATGACGGCGCTCTAGTTATTGCTGCCGGCGGATCATTTGGCACGTACGTTGATCTTGATGGCACAGTTAGAACAGAAGCGGAACTTGTTACAAAATACCGCGAAATGGCTTTACAACCAGAATGCGATGCTGCAGTTGATGAAATTGTCAACGAAACAATGGCTATTGATGAGAAAGATATTGTTAAAATTGACCTAGATCAATTAGAAATTCCAACTAATATCAAAAAAGTCATTTATGAAGAATTCAAAAACGTCCTTAACATCTTAGATTTTAATCGTCATGCCTACGAAATCTATCGTCGTTGGTATATTGATGGCCGTTTATATTATCACGTTATCATTGATGATAAAGATCCTAAAGCCGGTATCAAAGAAGTTCGTTATATTGATCCACGCAAAATTCGTAAAGTACGTGAAATTGCAAAGAAACGTACACGTGGTGGTGAGAGTGGTGAAGCAGTTATTCAAAAAGTTCAAAATGAATATTATATCTTTAATGATAAAGGTTTTAACTACGGAAATAAAACTGTTGGGCCTACAACAACAGGTCTAAGAATTGCCAAGGATGCTATTGTGAATATTACATCTGGTCTTACAGATACAAACGGAACAATGGTTCTTTCATATCTTCACAAAGCAATTAAAGCACTTAATCAATTAAGAACACTTGAAGATGCTCTAGTCATTTATCGTTTAGCTCGTGCTCCTGAACGTCGTATTTGGTATATTGACACAGGTAACTTGCCTAAGATGAAAGCCGAACAATACGTTCGTGATATAATGGTCAAACATAAGAATCGTTTGATTTACGATGCTGAAACCGGTAACGTAAGAGATGATCGTAAGTTTATGACTATGTTGGAAGACTATTGGTTACCACGCCGTGATGGCGGTAAAGGTACTGAAGTTACAACATTGCCAGGCGGTCAGACTCTCGGTCAGATGGATGACGTATTATATTTTCAAAAGAAATTCTATGGAACATTAAATGTTCCTATTAATCGTCTTAATTCAGATGCATTATTCTCACTTGGTCGTGCAACAGAAGTAACACGTGATGAACTTAAGTTTGCTCGTTTTATTGCTCGTCTTCGTGCAAAGTTTGCTATATTGTTTACTAAGATGCTTGAGAGACAATTAGTTCTCAAAGGTGTTATGACAATTGAAGACTTTAATAATATTGCAGCTGACTTTAAATACAACTTCTCTAAGGATAACTACTTTACAGAACTTAAAGATGGTGAAATTCTTGATAACCGTATTAATCTTGCTCGTAACTTACAGGATATGGTTGGCAAATACTATTCACAAGAATGGCTCCGTAAGAATATCCTTCAGCAAACTGATGAGGATATTGAGGAACAAGATGATCAGATTATTGCTGAAAATGATTCAGGTGACCCACGTTGGGTTAATCAGGCAATCCTTCAGAATGAAATGATGGAACAACAGGCTGGTGCTCCACCCGAAGGACCAGAAGGTGATACAGAACAACAGCCTTTAGCATCGGATGAAGATACTGATGCAACTCCTGAAACGGATGAGAAGAATTCAAAGATCCGTAATGCACAGGCAGATTATGATCGTCTTTCACAGAAGAAGAATCGTTCACTATCGGATGAGGCTAAGTTAAAATCAGCTTCCTTAATAATTTCTAAGAATAAATAATTGATAATTGGAGACAAATATGGATAATGTATCAGATTTAATTGCTCATGCTTACGATCGGAAACCTTTAGAGTTTCAAACAGCATTTAACAATGCTATTGCCGACCGTCTTGTACAAGCTATTGACGATAAGAAAATTGAAGTAGCGCAGATTATGTTTAGTCAACCTGATTCAGATACAGAATTAGAATCGGATACAGATTACCAAGATCAAGAGGAAACAGAAGATGTCACAACAGCTTAAGGATATTCTTAAACAAGCACATGAACGCATCAAAGGCGTGCATGCTGCTAAGACTGAAGCAGGTTCAACAGGTAAAGATCCTGGCGTTGATTATGATCCTAAGGCTGGTGATGAGCAAGAATTCATTGCTAAGCACTCTGTAGAAAAGTGGGATGAACCAAACGGTAATCCAGATTATGCTGATAAGGTAAAATACTCACTAGATACACCTCAAAATTCACGTATGGGTCATAAGCAAAGTGAAGCTAAAAAAGCTGAATTTAAGCCTGTAAAAGAAGCAAAAGAATCCGAAGATGTACAGTGCAATCACACACCTAAGGGTAAAATGTGCCCTGTTCATGGTATGACAGAATGCTGGTCAGCAAAGACAATTAAAGAAGTATCAAAAGTAAATGAAGTACTAACAAAGTCAACAACAGCTGGCGAAACAATCCACGATTTCGTTCACTCTAAAAATCCTAAGTTTGCTGGTAAGTCAAAAAAGAAGCGTAAGCAAATGGCTCTCGCTGCTTATTATGCAAAACAGAACGAAGAAACAATCAATGAGTGGGAAGCTGTTGAGCCATTGTTAGGTTCAGCTGATATTGCTAAAAACAAAACAGATGATACTCAGGACGAAATCGATATGGTCCGCACAGAGTTGAAAGCAATTGCTAATAAAGTTATGCATTTG